TTATAAATATATATTTTATAAAACTTTATAATTATCTTTATAAGAACTATATAAGAATCATATAAGAATCATATAAAAATCATATAAGAATCATATAAGAATCATATAAGAATCATATAATAAAAATAAAAGTTTTAATAATTTATTTTTTTTAATTTTTATAAATATTTATTTTATAAAACTTTATAATTATCTTTATAAGAACTATATAAGAATCATATAATGAAAGTTTTAATAATTTATTTTTATAAATATTTATAAGAATTATTATAATAATAAAAGAATAATTAAATAGATTTATATAAGATAAGATATGCATTTGAACTTTTTAATTGATTATTATTATTAAATAAATCAGTTTCTTTCATTATATTTATATTATCATCATTAAAAAAATGATAATAACCATTATTCATATTACATAAAGCAGTATAATGACCACCATTTAAATCACCATAATGAAGACCAATACCATTTAAAATATAATTAATATTTTCTTTAGTACTTAAAATAGAACCTTCATTAAAATTAATAGAATTATTAATAATAACTTCTTCATTATTTTTTTTATTTATATCTTTAAATCTGTTTAAAGATATAAAGAGAAGTTTAGGTAATTTCCAAATTCTAGTAGTTTTAGAATATGAATGTTTTTGATTACATTTATCACATTTCCAATCATCACTATCTCTAAATTCATTTTTCATAGAATTAATAATAAGATTAACAATAGAAGGATTATCTATATTAATATCTAATGCAATTGAAATAAAAGGTTCAAAAGAATGAGAATTATTATTACAATTATTACAATTAATGATATTAATATAAGAACCTTGAACTAAATTCATAATTGGACTTTCTTTACTTTCATTATAAATATCCATTTTATAGTTATATTCATCATTTATATTATTAATTTCTATAATAGATGATAATGATAATGAATAAGAAGACTTAGTAGAAGTTTCTTCATTAATTTTTTGATAAATATAAAACCATAATTCATTAATATCTATTTGTTCATATCTATTAAAAATATTATTAAAAGTTGAATAAAAACAATTAATAAATTTAATAGGATTAATAGATTTTTGTTTATTATATAATAAATCAATAATTTCTTTTAATTCACCAGTAAAAGAAGTTGGAGAAACATTAGAATTTAAAATTAAATTTCTTAAATCATCATTTCTAGTTATAATTTGAATAAGACTATTTATTGCACAAGTTGCACCAAGATTATTAATACCTTCCATTTATTTTTTAATTTATAATAATTATTTATATGTATTGAAAATAGAAATAATAATAATTATTTATATGTATTGAAAATAGAAATATGAGTTGTAATTTTGAAGTAATACCACATTATAATCAAATTTATTTAAATTCTATAATTGTATCTTTAATATTTAGTTCATCTATTAAAGAACTTATAGAAAATAAAATGTTAGAATGGGATCATAATAATAATTTATTTAAAGAATTTATTAAAAGATTATTAAAAAATAATAAAAATCATGAAATATATGGAAATATTAAATCTTCACAATTATTATCTATATTAGAACCTAAATCATTAAAAAGAACTGATTGGATACCTAATTATATATCAAAAGTATATAAATTATTAAATATATCTTATTTAAATCTTTTTTATGATCATATTAATAATAATTATATAATAAATATCGAAGATAAAATAGATAAAAAACCTGATATAGTTATATTATATCATTCAAAATTAAATAAATATTCACATACATTTATAAATAAATATAATAAAATTTATAAAAAAGATTATAATAGTGCAATTAAATATAATAGTGATACATATGGTATTAATTTTGAAGGAATTGATACATATGAAAATGAAATTAAATTAAATAATTTATCATATAAATTAGAAAATTGTTTTTTAAGTAATAATCATGGTACGATAGGTTTTAAATGTAATAATAATGATTATATATATAATTATTTTGATATTTCAAGTATTTCTAAATGTTCAATTATTAAATATAATTGGAATTTAAAAAGAAAACATATTCATAAATGTTTTGATAAAAAAAATTGTAATTTATTAAATAATAATTATTGTTTTTCATTTGAAAATAATGATAAAATTTTAATTTATGTTAAAACTAATTCTAATTTAAATTCTAATTCTACTTTAACTCCTTTAAATATTAATATTAAAACTAAAAGTAAAAAAGAAACTAAAAGTAAAAAAGAAAGTGAAAGTAAAAAAGAAAGTGAAAGTAAAAAAGAAACTGAAAGTAAAAAAGAAAGTAAAAGTAAAAATGATAAGGATTATATAATAAAGGTATTAGTAAGTAAATTGAAAAAAAAAGAATAAAGATAATAGAATGGATTTAAGTAAAATAATATTACCAATATTTGCGTTTTACTTATTAATATTTTGTAATTATACGAAGGAATTGATAGGATGTAAATTAAATTATATATTAGATACTAATATATATGCAAAACATATAATTGCATTTTTATTATTATATTTTTTGGTGATAATAGTGGATAGTGAAAATATAGAGAATACATATTTATATAATTTTGGAATAACATTTATTATATATATATTATTTATAATAACAACAAGAATACCATATTATTTAATAATAATAATATTAATATTATTAATTATATTATATATAATAAATAATATAAAGAAAAAGGAAATAGAGAAAAAAAATAATATAGATAAATATTTTTATATGGAAATAAGTTTAATAATAATAATATTTATATTTATGAGTATAGGTTTTATTTATTATGGTCTTGAAAAATATTGTGAATATGGAAATAATTTTTCATTATTTACATTTATAAGAGGTAATATAAAATGTAAAAATGATTTTTATTTAAGTAAAAGATAACTAATTTTATCATATATATATTGACTTGTATAAAATCCTAAACCAAATCTAATAAGTGAATAAGAAATTCCTAATTGTGAAAATTTAAAATTTTTATAAATAAATTTAATATTTTCATTATTTCCATATTTTTTATTTTTAATTAAATTTAAAGGTGATACAACAACTAATCCTAAACAAATTGCTCCAATATTATTTAAATGATTTTCTTTTTCTTTTAATGATATATAAATATAATTAAATATTAAATCTCTCATAAATAAAGGATATGCTCCAATCATAAATCCTTTATATCCATAATTTTTAATAATTAATGAATAAGTTTGATTTAAGGAAATATTATTATACCAAGATTTAAATTTAAGTATTTGAAGAGGATTTGTCATTAAAGCAATAGAAGATGTTAATAGTGATATTTCAAGAGGTGATTTAGAAATAGATGAATAATAATCAATATAAGAAAAATAAAGTCCAGAATTAATAACTCTAATTAAAATTGAAATAGAAGAACCTTTATATAAACTTTTCCAAAGATTTAAATTAGTAATTTTTAAATCTTTAGTAGTAGATAAATAAATTGCTTTATCAATTGGATTAAATAATACTGCAGAAATTAATCCAGTTGCAAGACCTGAAGTAATTTCATTATTATTCATATTCATAAAATATAAATAAAATAAATATAAAATAAAAATCATTTTTTTAACATTTCCATTTATGACCACAACAAATACAATTAAAATATTGTGTAATTGCTTCATCACCACTTCTAGTTTGTAATTCATAATATGTAACTTTATTATTTTTACATTTACCACATTTAATTGCATCTGTCATAGATACTTGTTTAATTTCATAAGCACCTTTAATTTTTCTTTCAAGTTTTTCAAGAATATCTTTCCAAATTTCAGGAAATAATTCTTCACAACTCATATAAGGAATTTTATGAGGAGGAAATTCTTTATTTTTAAGTCTTTTAATTAATTTATCATTTTTAATATAAGAAGATGAATTTAAATTTGAATATATACTAATTGCAATATTTAAATAAGTATCTGAAAATAAATCACATGTCCAAGATAATGGTATTTTAAGTGAATTCGCATAATCAATAGATGAATTGAAAATTCCAATTTCAAGATCTTTAGCTTCAATATCAGATAAATCTAAATCAGTTTTAAATAATTCAACTAATTTATTTCTAACTTCATGTCTATTATTAATATTAGTTGTCATATTCAATTATATTTAAATATAATTATTAATCATAAATCATTTTTTATTCTTATTTTATTATAATAATAAGAATCATATAAGAATCATATAAAAATCAAATAAGAATCAAATAAGAATCAAATAAGAATCAAATAAGAATCAATATAATAAAATAAAACTTTTTATAAATATTTATTTTTATTTTTATAAATATTTATAATTATCTTTATAAGAATCATATAAGAATAAATATAAGAATCATATAAGAATCAATATAATAAAATAAAACTTTTTATAAATATTTATTTTTATTTTTTATAATAATCATATAAGAATCATATAAGAATCAATATAAGAATCATATAAGAATCAATATAAGAATCATATAAGAATCAATATAAGAATCAAATAAGAATCATATAAAAATTAATATAAGAATCAATATAAGAATCAATATAAGAATCAAATAAGAATCAATATAAGAATCAAATAAGAATTAATATAAGAATCATATAAAAATTAATATAAGAATCATATAAGAATTAATATAAGAATTAATATAAGAATCAATATAAGAATCAAATAAGAATTAATATAAGAATTAATATAAGAATTAATATAAGAATTAATATAAGAATCATTATAAAAATTGATTATAAGTATTTTTATTATTATATTAAAATGAGTAAAACAATTTATAATAATGATATTTCTGGATTAAAAAATATTAATGAAATTTATGAGAATTCATTATTAAAAAAATGGATTAAATTAATTCCAATTGATAAAACAATTCAATTTGATAAATATAATAGAAAAAATAATTTTATTTTAATTGCAGATATAGTTTTAGATAGTGAATTATATATATCTGGAAAAAAAGAAGGAAATAAAAAAAGAAATACATTAATTCAATTTATTCCAACTATTTTAATTGAAACATTTAATAAAAAAACAGAATGGTTATATTTATTTGTAATTAATGGTATGATTGTTAAAATTGGTGGAACAAGAACTGGACTTAAAGGAAGAGTTGCATCTTATCTTTGTGGACATCATATAGAAGAAAGAGGAAAATCAGGTGATTGTTCTAAAACAAATGGTTTTATTTATAATACATTTGAGTTTTATTTAAAATTAGGTTGTAAAATTCAAATGTATGGATATGAATTACCTAAAACAGAAATTACTATTAAAATATTTGATAAAGAAAAAAAAATAATTGCACAAACATATCATGCATATGAATCTACATTTTTAGAAGATTATAAAAAAAATTATAATGAATATCCTATATTAAGTGATAATTGTGATCCAGATTATAAAGAATAAATTTATAGATTTGTGCAAATATATTCAATTTCTTCTTTTGTAATATTAAAATAATCATAAATTTCTTGATGATTTCCAGAATATTCTATAGTTGGAATAGGAAAACTTTGTAATATTCTTATATTATTAAAATTGCCCCAACGACAAATATTATTTATAAATATATATAATGGATGTAATAATATTTCTAAATATTTTTTTGCTTGTTCTTCATTAGAACATATTATAAATACAATTGATTGTGTCATTCCACAATTATCAATAAATACACTATATTTATCTGTTGTTGAAATAAATATTTTATATCCTTCTTGAAATTTGTGAGGTATTGATGAATATACAATTTGACTAGGTGTATGAATTAATTTATATTTAAATTTTTCTGTTTTTTCATGATTAATAAATTCAGCTTTTGTATATTTATGTAAATAACTACTAGTTTTAACTTCAAATTTTGGTAGACTTGTATTATCAATTGTTTTAGATAATATATTATGAACTATTTGATTATATAATAATGGAATATATTTACGTTTTTTTGATATGACTGAACTAACATATTCTTTTTTCTTCCATATTCCAGAAATATTAATATTTTTGTAAAAAGGACAATTTTGAATTATATACCAAGTAAAACTTGAACCTATTTTTTTAAAATATTTTTTTGCAGTATGTATATCTAAATGAATTATTTGTAATGATGTAATTATTTCAATTAATATATTTCTATCTGCATAAGACATCCAATTATCAGGTGTAATAAATAATAAATAACCATTTGGTTTTAGTTGTGATAATGCAATTTCAATAAAATCTTTAATTAAGTTATGATTTTTAGATGCTCTTTTACCATTTTCTAATAATTTTGCATATGGTGGATTTGCAACAATTAAATCATATTTTTTATTATTATTAAATGTAATAAAATCATGATTAGTTATTTGTAAATTGTATTTTTCACTACAAAATACAGTTTGAACATTTTTTAATCTACTTTCATTAATATCATTAAATTCTAATATTTGTTCTAATATTATTTTTTTATCATGATATTTTAATAATTCAAATATAATAGGAATACTAAAATTTCCATTACCACAACAAGGATCTAATATAGATAAATCATTTTTTTCCCATAATTCATTAGGAATTTTACTTATCATTTCACTTATACAATCAATAGGAGTAGTTTCATCATTGCTTGATATGTATGTAGTTTTATCATTATTTAAAATTTCATTATAATATTTTTTAATTTCGTTAAAGGTAGAATTATCAATATTGATAGAAGAAGATAATTGAATATTTAATTTAGTTAAATTTTTAATTTTATGATTATTAATACAAGGAGTTTTTCTTTTTTGATGTTGAGTATAATGAGATTTACTATTAAATTCTTTACTACATTTTTCGCAAATAATTTTAGACATTTTAGCGTTTATAATAATTGTAATATTCTATTTTTAAATCAATTTTTATTATAATAAAAAATAAAAAAATAATTATAAATTAAAAAAAAATGATTTTTATTTTATATAAAGATTAAATTATAAATATAATCAAGAAATAAATGTCTTCACCAATTCTACCTAAATCAGTTAATGTAAATTCATTTAAATACTCTGAAGTAAAAGTTTTAAAATCGGGAGCAAAAACTATTTATATTAATTATGGAACTAGTAAATTAAGAATGCAAACTCCTGTTATGTATCTTCCATATGGAGTTAATGAAGGTAATTTTGAAGATAAAAATGCAAAACCTGATCCAACTAAAGTTGAAAAGAAAGATAATAAATATGATATTACACTTTCATTTAAGGGTCATGAAGAAAATAGTAAAATTAGTGATTTCTTAAATAAAGTTAAAGAAATTGAAACAAAAGTAATTGATGATGCATTTGAATATCGTCAAGCTTGGTTTAAAGATGATTTTGATGATAATAAAGCAATTCTAGCACGTCTATTTACTCCTAATATTAAAGTAGATAAAGATAAAGTAACAGGAAAACCAGTAGGAAAATATCCACCAACTATTAGAATTAAACTACCATATGATAATGAAAATGATAAATTCAATTTTAATAGTTATAATATGAATGGAGAATTAATTGATTTAAATGATATTATTACAAAACTAAAAGGAGGAAAAGCACAATTAATTGTAGAATTAAATAGTATTTGGTTTGCGGGAGGTAAATTTGGATGTATATGGAAATTAATTACAGGTAAATTTCAACGTTCAATTATTAATGATATTTCATTTCTAGAAGATAGTGATACAGAGAAAATTAAAGATGAAGAAGAAGAAGATGAAGATGAAGTTCAAAAAGATAATAAAGAAATGAAGGAAGTAATTAATAATTTAAATGAGACAAAGATTGATAATAGTGATGAAGAAGAATATGTAGAGGAAGAAGTAGTAGAAGAGGATAAGAAAGAAGAAACACCAGTTGAAAAGAAGAGAGGTAGAGGTGCTAAAAAATAAAAAGAATAATACCGATAATAGAAGCCATAAATAATTTTGCAAAGATGGAAGGTTCATTTTTTTCATTAATAATTTCAATATTATTAAATTGATTCATGATTAAATTTAAAATTTTAAAAGAAGTAGTAGTAGATAATAATAAATATAATAAAAATCCAATAATACCATTTCTAATTTTTATTTTATATTGAAAATAATTTTTTTTTTCTTCTATTTTATCATCATCTTCTTTAAATTGATAAACCATTATTAAAATTTATTTATATCTATCATAATTATATAATTTTAATAATATCTTGTAAATTATCAACAATATTATTTAATTTTTTTTTAATAGTATTATTATCTTCTTTATTTTCATTATATAAAATAATTTCTAATTCTTTTTTCTTTTTATTTTTTAAATTCTTCATATTTGGATATTTTTTTAATATTTCTATTATTAATTCATTCTTTGTTTTATTTTTTCTTTCTATAGATTTTTCTTTAGATTGTTTAATTATTTCTTTAGAATTAATATTATAATATTTTTTTAATTCATCATAATATAAACCTTCTAAAGTTTCTCTAGAATAATATATACCATTAACTAAATAAATATTAAATTTATTTAATTCCAAAATTAATTCATTATCTGATAATTTTTTAATATCATGTATATCTTTAATTATTTTTGAAATATTTGATACCTTAATTTCTTCAGGTATACTAATTTTTTCATTATTTTTATATTCAATATCTCTAACATATATTAAAAATCTTCTAGCTTTTTTTTCTTTAGTTCCAAATGAAAAACATAAATTCTTATATCTATCACCTTTATTTATAAAATCTAATTTACATGTTATTGGATTTAAACAAAATGAATTATCATATCTTAAATCCCATTTATATTTCATTAAAGAACAAGGTGATGATTCATTATTTAATGATTTTGATTTAATAAATGCAGGATCATTAGTATTATATTGCCAACCATTATAAACATATCTTTCATTATTACAAGTAATACCTGCAATTGCGTGATTATTATCAATAATATCATAATTAATTAGAGTAGTTGCATCTAAAATATATTTAAAACCATTAAAATAAATAATATCTTGATATGTATCAATACCTTTAATTTTACAATTATATATTTTATTTGAAAAATATTTAGATTTACGAATATTATATAAAGGTATATATTCAGAATTAACTAAAATATTTAAATCTTCATGAATAACAATTAATATATCTGGTATATTTTTAATAATTTTTTTAATTTCATTATATATTATAGTATCATCAGTATATTTAAGATTATTATTTAAAAGATCAATATTTTTATGATATACAGTTTTTATTTCATTATCAAAATTAAATATATATTCTCCATTTGAATATATAATATCTAAACAATTTATATTTAGATATTTAAGAAATTTTATTATATAAGTTTCATACCATCCAATATTTGAAATATTTTTTTTCATTTGTTTTTTTATAAAATTAATTATATCATATTCATTATTATTTTTAAGAATTTTAAATAATATTATTTCTGGTTTTATTTTATTAAAAAATTTTTGAACTTTTAATGGTTGATTATAATATTTAATTAATATACTTTTTATAATCATTAATAAACTATTTGTTTTATCCCATTTATTACATTCTTTTATTAATATTTTTCTTGTATATTGACTATATAAACATATCATTAAAATAGTATTAAACCAACATGAACCTCCAAATTGTGGAATAACTGACAATTTTAAGCAATCCATTTATTATACATTTATATATAAAATTATTATTGATTTATTATTTTTATTATTTTTATAATAAATAAATCTAATATGAATCTTATTATGAATCTTATTATGAATCTTATTATGAATCTTATTATGAATCTAAATTAATCTTATTATAAATTTAATATGAATTTAATATTAATCTAATATTATAAATCTAATATGAATCTTATTATGAATCTAATTATGAATCTAAATTAATCTTATTATAAATTTAATATGAATTTAATATTAATCTAATATTATGAATCTAATATGAATCTAATTATAAATCTAATATGAATCTAATTATGAATCTAAATTAATCTAATATTATAAATCTAATATGAATCTTATTATGAATCTAATTATGAATCTAAATTAATCTAATTATAAATTTAATATGAATTTAATATGAATTTAATATGAATTTAATATTAATCTAATATGAATCTAATATGAATCTAATATGAATCTAATTATGAATCTAATATGAATCTTATTATGAATTTAATATGAATTTAATATGAATTTAATATGAATTTAATATGAATTTAATATTAATCTAATATTATAAATCTAATATGAATCTAATTATGAATCTAATTATAAATCTAATATGAATCTAATTATAAATCTAATATGAATTTAATTATAAATCTAATATGAATCTAATTATGAATCTAATTATGAATTTTAATTTTATTATAAAAATAATAATAAATAAAAATAAGAAAAAAAAAATAAATTGAATATTACCGGTGTTTTTAGAACTTAAATTTAACAAAAAAATAAATGAAAATAAGAAGAAATAAATAAATTGAATATTACCGGTGTTTTTAGAATTTAAATTTAATAAAAAATTAATTTTCCATAATATTAATTAAATATATAATATCAATATTATTAATTAATCTATATAATATATTATTAGAACTTGAATTAGAATCATAATTATTATTAGAAATAAAATTAATATTTGATGTAGAAATAAAATTATTTATTTGAATTGGATTTTCAATATCAGACATCCAATCAGGTAAATTA